GTGTCTCGTGGAATTTATCGTATTCCTAAGGTGGGAGAAGTCATTTCTCAGTCTGTAGCTGCTGCTCCTGTTCCTGTTCCCGTCGCCCAGGCTAGTTCCGCTAACGCAGAAATGGTTATGGCTCTTAAACAGCCGATCGAGTTCCCGAATCGTTCTCTGATTCCTTCTGTTGACAAGGACTTCGTTCCTTTTGGTGATTTCCGTCTAATCTTAAATTTCTTGAAGTCGGATATGTTTTACCCGATTTTTATTTCAGGCGAGTCAGGTAACGGTAAAACCAAGATGGTTTACGAGGCTTGCGCGAAGGCTAGACGCGAGTTAATTCGCGCTAACATTACCGAGACCACAGACGAAGACGATCTGATTGGCGGATTCCGTTTGGTTAACGGAGAAACAGTCTGGCAGGACGGTCCTGCGTTGGAAGCGATGAAGCGTGGCGCTGTATTGCTGCTTGACGAAGTCAACCTTGGTTCACCAAAGATCATGTGCCTTCAGCCGATCTTGGAAGGCAACCCGATTTTCGTCAAGAAAATCTCAAAGCTTGTTCAACCTGCTCCTGGCTTCACGGTAATCGCTACTGCCAACACAAAAGGCAAAGGCTCAGACGATGGTCGCTACATCGGTTCGAACATTTTGAGCGAAGCGTTCCTTGACCGTTTTGCTGTCACAATCGAACACGATTACCCAACAAAGGTTGCTGAGTTAAAGATCCTCGAGAACGTTCTCCAGCGCGAATCGATTCTTAACAAAGACACACAAGACTTCGCTGCTAAGCTTGTTGAATGGGCTGGTGTTGTTCGCGCTACCTTCAAGGAAGGCGCCATTGATGAAGTCATCACCACTCGTCGTTTGATTCACATCCTGAACTTCTATGCCTTCGGCAAGCAGAACAAGATGGCCGCGATTGAATATTGCACTTCCCGCTTCGACGAAGAAACCAAAGCCTCTATCCGTTCCCTTTATCAGAAGGTTGATGACACTATTGTTCTGAGTCAAGAACAGCAGGGTGATCAGTCGGTTGATGAAGACGAGCTTCTCCTTTCTAATCTTTAATAGATGTTGTTTCCATTCAGGCTGGGCTTCGGTCCAGCCTTTTTTTGTTGATAAATACGTTGAGAGGTTATCTATATGCCACGTTATGATTACTATTGTTCCAATGAAAAATGTGGGACAACCTTCGAACTGTTTCTTCCTATGTCAAGGGTAGACGAACCAACACAAAAGCCTTGTCCTTCTTGCAACTACAAAACAATTTTAAGAAAAACTGCTGCCCCGTTAATTGGCGATCCTGTTCGTATGGGCGTCACCAAGCCGCCAGCAGATTTCAGCAAATACGTTCTTGGCAAGATCAAACAAAAACACCCCAATCATTCTATGGGCAACACAAAAATAAATCACGCTAGAGATATCTAAAACATATGGCAAGCAAGACATCGAAACCAAGAAAATCAGTTGAACCTAAAATTGATTCGTCGTTTACTCTTAAGAATATTCAACCAATCAACGAATGTCAGAAAGACGTTATTGAGTCATTTCAACAAGGTCAGAATATGGTTTTAATGGGAACAGCAGGAACTGGAAAAACGTTCCTCTCGTTATTTCTTGCACTTAACGACATCATAAAAGGAAAGGGCGAACGTCCTAACAAGATTATGATTATCCGTTCAATTGTTGCTTCGCGCGACATCGGGTTTCTACCTGGAACGGTTAAAGAAAAAATGGCTGTTTACGAAGAACCATACAAAGGCGTATTCGCTGAACTGTTTGGCAGAGGCGACGCTTATGAAGTTCTTAAGAGCAAAGGATTTGTGGAGTTTTGCTCCACTTCCTATCTAAGAGGCACAACGATTAATAACACGTATGTGATTCTTGACGAATTCCAGAACTGCACTTTCGCTGAGCTCGATACGGTAATATCTCGACTCGGAATTGGGTCGCTTTTAATCTTTTGTGGTGACATTGAACAGACTGACCTTAACAAGAAGTGTAATGATGTAACAGGGTTACCTGACTTTGTTCGTATTATCGAGGAAATGGAATCCTTTGATATTATCGAGTTCGGAGTAGAAGACATTGTACGTAGCGGTTTGGTAAAGGAATACATCTTAGCTAAACGAAAGTTAGATCTAAATTTTAGAGACGAATAGGTGAAGAAATTTATTCATAAGGGATTAGAGATCCCTGTGCTAGAAACTTTTTATAAGGAAGGGCATAGATACTATGTCACGCCAACGGGCAACTCTTATCCTTCTGTTTCTACAGTCATGGGATCTCTTTCCAAAGATTCAATTGAACAATGGCGTAAGCGAGTCGGCGAAGAAGAAGCCGATAAGATCTCGAACTACGCCACTACCTTTGGAACGAACATCCATAAGATCATTGAAGATTATATAGACAATAAAGAAGGCTATATAAACTTCGCGAGACCTCAAGAGAAATGGGTCTTCAATGCAGCAGAACCAATTATAGACGAGTGTATTGACAACGTATTCTGTCAGGAAGCTTGCCTGTATTCTGATGTACTACAACTCGCTGGAAGAACAGATTGTATCGCCGAGTTCAATGGTATACCTTCTGTTATCGACTTCAAGACAGCACGCAAGATGAAGAAGGAAGAACACATTGAGTCATATTTCCTTCAGGCAACTTGCTACTCTTTGATGTTCGAAGAGATTACTTCTATCAGAGTCCCGCAAATTGTTATCCTTATGATGACATATGATGCGGAAGTTAAAGTTTTCATCAAGTCTAGAAAAGATTATTATAAGCGTTTGAAAGAGGTTCTAAATGAGTTTAGAGGAAATCAAAGAAGCGATTGCAGCGGATCTTAAGATTGACAGGTTTAACCTTGTTGATGAGACATCCAGAACTCCTCAGTTGTTTTCTAAGTACCTTTCCATCTATACAGATGAGAAGCTGAAGTTAAGAATGTTGAAGCGGAAGTCGTTTCAAATGTACGCTGACCGCAGAGAGTTCTACATGGGTCAGAAACCAGATGATAAATATGTTGAGGAACCTTGGGACAAAAAGGTATTGCGCCAAGACGTTGACATTTACCTTGACGCAGACTCAAAACTCCAAGACCTAATGGATAAGATTTCTTATCAGGAAACAATTGTAGAGATGCTAGAACGCACTCTCAAGGAAATTTCTGGAAGAAACTACCAAATCAAGAACATGGTAGATATAATCAGGTTTGAATCAGGCGCATGACATCTCGGTAATTAGAGTTAACTCTGTATGGTCCAGGGTCGAGGCCGATCCTGGCATCATAAAAGAATTATCTGACTCCTTTACATTTGATGTCCCCTCGGCTAAATTTATGCCGTCGTTCAGGAAGAGATACTGGGACGGCAAGATTCGCCTTATTAAAGCAGGAACGAATAAAGTCTATTCTGGTTTGCTACACTCTATCGAGGAGTGGGCCAAGGAACGCGACTATACCTTCGGAACTGATTTAGAGTTTAATACCAAACCAATTCCACTTTCCTTCAACAAATGGTATTCTTCTGGGAATAGAATCGAACCCAGAGAGTACCAAGCCAAAGCAATCTACAATGCTCAGAAGTACAAGCGTGCGATCTTCCTTTCCCCTACTGCCTCAGGCAAATCCCTAATCATCTATACGATTGCTAGAAACCTTCTTTCCAAGGTCGAAGGCAAAATCCTTATTCTTGTTCCCACTACATCTCTTGTAGAGCAGTTGTACGCTGACTTCCAAGACTACGCAAACGGTGAATGGAATGTTGTTGCCAACTGCACGAGGATCTACTCTGGAATGGAGAGAGAAGACAAGCGTATTGTTATCTCGACTTGGCAATCCCTATACGATCAACCAGCAAAATACTTTGATCCATTTGATGCAGTGATCGGCGACGAGTGCCATCTGTACAAGTCAAAAGAGATCTCTGGACTCTTGGAAAAAATGTCAAACGCTGAATACAGATACGGTTTTACAGGAACTCTAGACGGCTCACAAACAAACAAGCTAATCCTTGAAGGCCTCTTTGGAAAAGTTGTTCAAGTAGCTTCTACTTCGCAGTTGGTAAAGGACAAACACTTGTCTCAGTTCAAGATTAACTGTATTTTGATTGATTATTCAAAAGAAGAAAAGGCTAAAAACAAAAACAACAACTACGAAGAAGAGATCCAGTATATTATCGGTGGTAAGCTTAGGAACATGTTTATCGCTGATCTAGCGAAGTCCACAAAAGGTAACACTCTGGTCCTTTTCTCTAGAGTAGAAACCCATGGCAAGATTATCTTTGATCTGATCAAGGAATCAACTGACCGCGATATCTACTTTATATACGGCGGAACAGAAACTTCTATCCGAGAAGACGTCAGAAAAAAAGTAGAAAACGCCGAGAACGCAATCATTGTTGCATCAACTCAGGTCTTTTCAACGGGCATAAATATAAAGTCGTTAGCCAATATTATATTTGCGTACCCTTCAAAATCGAGAGTACGCACTCTACAGTCAATAGGAAGAGTTCTAAGATTATCGGATAAAAAGGAAATGTCTATTGTTTATGACATCTCTGATGATCTTACCTGGAAGAATAAAAAGAATTACACTCTAAATCATTTCCTTGAGCGTTTAAAAATCTACACGTCGGAGGAATTTAACTACTCTATTAAGAAAGTAAATCTAAAAAACATCTATGTCGAAAATCAACTCAAACTTTGAAAAACGCATTCCAACTTCTGTTGATGAAGCTATGGAAGAATTAGATCGAAGGATCAGACTTGCTTCATTAGGAGAGTTATCAACCAGACTTAATATAAGAGTTATCGTTAAGGGAGTTCTTGAAGACTTAGTTACTGGATTGGCTAATAAGTAACTAAATATATTATTTTCGTAGAACATACTTATTGTAACTTTTTTTTATTCCTAAGTAAAGCGATTAGATAAAAAAAACCTCTTTACTTTTACATCCAATCAAGGTATACTAAATGAGTAGAATAAAAAAGAAAGACCTTTATATGATGATTGGAATAACCCCTGAGCAGTTGGTGCAAGATATCTCAGATATCGTTTATCGGAATAAGATGAATTATATCGATGCCACGGTATTCTATTGTGAGAAGAACAACCTTGACGTCGAGTCAGTAGGAAAGATCGTTCCTTCCTCTCTTAAGTCTAAGATTGAAGAATCCGCTCGTGTCAATAGAATGTTAAAAAGAAAATACAACGACATCTCTACTCTTCCTATTTAAGTATGAACCTTTCTGAGAGATCATTTAATTATTACCGATATTTCATTGCCATCAAACTTCATTTTAAAAACAAGAACTACGATTTCTTTAAGTCTGCTGGAAAGACAACCACTTCTGTATCAGCATTTCAAGGAAGAAACGACAGGTACTTTTTCGAGAAAATGGCAAAGGTTTTTAACACTGACAAGTTCTTAGACAAGTGCTTAACTGAAGTAAAAAAGAACAGAAACT